CATACCAGCCGCTGCTTTCGGGGATGTCATCCAGCGCGTCTTGGCGCAAATCCAACAAAGGCAGTTGCCGCTCAATTTCCGCCGCAATGCTATCGGCAAAAACCAGCAGCAGCCGCTCATATTCGCGCTCCGTGGCGTGCGGATACAACCAGCGCTTAGGTTTTCGCCGCGTAGTCTTGGGCATCTGCGCCATCGTGTACCTCACGTTTCAAACCAAATTGCTCTCGCTGGGCGAAATAATCCGCCGCCTGCGTCTCGCTTACTGCACCAATAGACACCGCCTGCGCCACCGCATCAACTTCGGTTTTCAGCGTATCTACTGCCAGTTTCGCCATGTCCGCCTGCTCGCGTGCTGTTGGCACATACAACGGCGACCACTTAATGCGCCAGCCATCAGGGATTTTGCCCTTGATGCCGTTTTGCAATACCAACAGCGCAATCAGCCGCTCCAACATATTGCCCACACGCACCCGCTCCGCTTCCACCAATTCATGGAAATTGCGCAAATCGCCTTCACCCGTGGCAGATAGCCCACTCGCCGATTGCCCAAACAACTGCGCCAGCGGAATACCCGTCTCCGCCGAAATCACTTGCTCAAACTTGCCGATGATGTCAGTCAAACCGCTCACATTCATATCGTTTACGGTGTAACTGTCCTCACCGTCCACCGCCACCGTGTTCAGCACCCCGCGCGAAGCATCCACCGCCTGAATTCGCTGCTGAATCGTTTCTTCAAAATTGCTCTCAATCAAATCAGCCAAGCCCTTCATGGCATAAACAGGCTGCTGCTTGCGATCTAAAATCTGCTTGGTGCGCTCGCGCGTGGTTTCCCAATCCAAAATAGCCTTGTAAGCACGGTCAACCGCATTGCCGCCCTGCCAATAAATGCGCGTGTCTTTCAGCATTTCAGGCAGCCTGAAACCGTGAATGGGGAACACACGGCTCTCATGCACAACAAACTGCGTCTCGCGCGACGAAATGCGGTAAAACTCCGGCTCGCCGAAATTCTTTTGCGTGGCATCGCCATACAGCGCACCTTCCACCGAAACTTGATTGATGCCAAACACCCGCAATTCCACCACTTCAACAGGTTGCGAAACGTCCAACGGCTCGTTCAATCCTTTGCCGTCTGCTACCAGCGGAATCACGCACGCCCCGCCAAACAACCGCGCCAGCTTCAACGCATACGCCGCCGTTTCAAACACATTCAAGCGGTCAATCTCCGATGCCAGCAAATTGTCCGCATCGCCTTCAATCTCAAAACCGCCTGATAACGCCTTATCAGCGGGCAAATCCACCACACGGCGAAAAATTCCACCCTGCGCATACAAAAAAGGCGCAGAAACCGAAGTTATCCGCACCTGCTGTTTGCCGCCCAACACTGCCTGCAAAAAGCCATCTAACCTAAATTTCATAATGATAATGCCTTAAATCGTTTCATCGCGTCCATGCTGCCGATTAGCGGCTCAATGGCATAGCGGATGGCGTCAATGCAATGGTTATGCGCGTCCATCGGCACAGGCAACACATCCCCGCTCAAACGGTCAGTCTTGTAGCTATACAGCCGAAACTCCCGCGCCGTTTCCGTGCAACGCGGATGAATCACCACTTTTTCAAACGACTTGATAAACTCAATACCGTCTTCCACGCTGCCCTTGCCCTTAACGGCACCCACGATGCGAGGCAAACCATGCCGCCGCAAATAACTGATGCTTTCAGGGCGTGCGCTATCCGCCCGCACCACGTACCGCTCAATATCAGGCATCGCTGCCTGCAATACCGCCGCAGTGTCGTCCAATTCAATGCCCACGCCGCCTGCTTCGCGCTCAATATACAACTTGTTATCGTGAATCCAGCATTGCACCGCCGCCGTTGGGTCTTGCGAAAAGCCAAAGTCCAAGCCGAAATACGCCCCGTCCCAATTTTCGCTCGGCACAAACTCCGCAATCTCATACTTGCCTTTAAACACCTGCGCGTCCGATAACTCGTAATACGCGCCTTCCCAAATCCACGCATAGCGGGCAGGGTCAAGCGTTTGCTGCTGATGCCGCCGCAACTCTTCCAATTCAGGCGGGAAAAACGGATTGTCGCCGTAATTCATCTCCACAATGCACGAACGCGGCGGCGGGTTTTTACGAAAACGCCTATCCGTCGCGCTGCCATCGGTTTTCGGATTCCAAATCACCCAAATTTCCGACTTCGGCGCACGAATGGTCGGCTCCAACACTTCCCACGCCGCTTCCGAGATGTCTTCTGCTTCTTCCACGACGCACACATCAATTTTCGCCAGCGATTTAACCGACTGGATATTGTTGCGCAGCCCCTTAAACAGAAACTCCGTGCCGTTGCGCCCGCGTATATAGTCCACGCCCACATCATAGGCAGCTTCCAACCACGGTTCGGATGCAATCGCCGCCTTCAACTCCGCGTAGAACGATTCCTTGATGGAATTCTGAAATTCCCGCGTGCACAAAAAACGCAGCGGCTCAACAAGGCCCCATATCGCCGCCATCTTGGCAAAGTTAAACGACTTGCCCGAGCCACGCCCGCCCCACGCACCGCGAAAACGCAATGCGCCACGCGGCAGCCTGAAAACCTGTTTGATTTTCGGCGGCAGCTTAACCTGTACTTTCATCGTCGCCCACCGCAACCAGTTCAATCACCGTTGGGGTCATGCTGCCGTCCGATGATTTCATATCGGTTTCTACTTTGTCGGAATAGCCGTGCTTGGTCATCAGCATTTTGGCAAAAGCAGCGTTAAAGTCGCCATTTAAACCGCCGTCTATCAACAACATTTCCTGCGCGGTGGCGATGCACTCTAAGATGTCATTAAATTCATTATTCTGCTTCGCCCATTCGTACATCACATTGCGGCTTTTACCCAATGCAAATGCCAAACCTGCCACGCTTGGCACGGCGTTTCCCTGTTCTTTGTAGCCGCCTTTGAGATACAGCCACGCTTTTTCAATCACAGTTTCGTTTAATTCGCAAGGTCGCCCGACTGGGCGTTTGCTTTTTCCGCTCATATCAAGCTCCTTTGGGTAACAAAAAAGCCGCCCAAAGGCAGCCTGAAAATGAAAATCGGAGAAAGCCAAACGTAACTTTCTCCGAAATATAGCAAAATTGTACTAAAAAACTCACACCTAATCAATGATTTTTCGCTCTTTAAAGCACGTTTGCAGCTTAAATCTCGCTTCCTGTTCCCAAGCCGCCAAATGCTTGCAAATACGATCTCGTTTGCGCTGAAAAGTCATGTCGTGCAGATCGTATTTATCCATAATCGCCACCCGCTTAGGCATCTCGCTGTAAATATGGCGCAACATATCCGCTGCCAGATACACATCATCGCAAATCTTTTTCGCCACCAGCACGCCAGCAATAATCAGTAAGCCGTCCAATTTGCCGTATTCGCATTCCACCACGGCAACCAACAACGGGCTATTCAGGCAGCCTGAAACCTGCGAGCGTATCATCGCCGCGTTGGCGTGCCATTCCGCCTGTGTTAAACCGCTGCTGCTGGGGCAATCACCCTGAATATGGCTAATCACGCTTGCCGTGTTGCCGCGCGGCTCAATCATCACGCTGCTGATTTTGTACACCTGCGATAGGCACTCATCCAAATTACGATACATTCCGTTCCTTTCTCCAACGTTCCCAATACTCATCCGCTTTCGCTTCAAACCAAGCCGCCGCATCATCGGTAACAAGCCCGTTCGCCGCCAACACATACGCCTCCCCGTGCCGGTGCTGCATGGCATGTTCCGCGTGCGTCAGCGGCACCCCAGAAAACAACGGCTTGATGCCCACGCCGCTGCCGCGCGACACACGGCGCACATGGGCAAACTCGCAGCGCCCTTCGCCGTCTATCCATTCCGAAAAGCAGCCTGAAACACAGCTCGGCTGCCGTCGCACCCATGCCTGAAAATCTTTATCAGTATTCAAAAATCACTCCTTGCTCTGCTGCCCATGCTTCAATCCGCGTTTGGTAATCCGCCATCTGTTGCGTGTTCAGCTTGGTTGTTGATAATCCGATTTTTTGGATTTCGCCATTTGGTAACACCCGCTCATCGCAGCCGATAAACTGCTGTTTAAAATATTCGTGCCACATATCCGCTTCATATCGCCGCCCATCCAGCCAAACCTGCTCGGCGATTTGGTTATACAAGCTCCACAAGCGGCGGTTTTGCTCATAGCTGCGTTTGGCTTTGTAGGGGCGTATTGTGATTTCCAAATCGCCGTGCGCCGCCAGTAGCTCGGGGACAATGTTTTTGTATAGGTTTTCAAACAAAGGGCGTTGGTTGGACACTTGGCAGCGGAATTTGCGTTCATTCATTTCCGCCCCCAAACCAACATCGCCGCATCGCGTCCATGCTCGCTGCTATGCTCCGTCCAGCCCGTCAATTGGGCAAACGCCTCTTTGGATAGTTTGGTAGTATTGGCGGCGGGCGACACCATCTCAAAGCTGATCACATTGGGATATTGCTGCTGCAAGTCGCGCAAATAATCTTCCCAAATCTTCGCATCGCGTTTTACGCTGCCTGCGCCTTGCAAGGCTTCGCGTCCTTTGTTGCCAAACCATTTGCGCTTGCGCGCATCCTCCACCACGATATGCAGCTTTTCGCCGTCCCTGATGCAGCCTGAAAGCGCATGGCACACTTCGTTGATGGCGCGGTGGATGGGCAGCGTTAGCACGTTGGTTAATTTGCCGTCTAGGCAATAGGCAAAGCCTGTTTTAACGCCTGTGTCTATGCCGATGTACCAAGTTTTCATTGTGTTGTTCCTTTTTCAATCTGCCAGTTGTCCGATTTCAAATCGGAAAACCTATCAACGTTATTTTTCCGATTTCAAATCGGGAAATTCCAACCGTACTCATCATGGCTACGGTTCGTGGTCATCATGCCCACGGTTCA